TCTGAAGAAAAGAAAAAGGAAATAATAGACAAAATAAGGGTAAAAACTATAGAACGTTATAAAGACTATAGAAATAAAAAGAATAACATCTTTATAAAAGCTATTTTCGACAATGGTGAATGTAAATACTTTTATGCGTATAAAGACGCTTCCAGACAATTGAAAATAGACAAAGGTTCTATACGATACGCTTTTAAATTCAAAAATGGTAGATGCGATAAAATTAAAGCAACCTTTGTTAAAATAACAGAAAAAGAATATAAGAACAAATCTAAAAAATAGGAGGACTAATTATGGCATGTAAAGGAGGCTCTAAAAAGGGCGGAAAAGGTAAACCAGGTAAGACAGGTAAGTAAATATTACTAGTATGAAATGGAAAGATTTATCTCTTAAAGAGAGAAAACAAATATACGATAGTGTCAGGGCAAATAACCCTGATGCTACGTATCTTGATATCAAGCAACAATTTGATTCCATTCCTGCATATCAAGATGGTAAAGGTAAGACCATAAACAAAGCAGATTTACCACCTGAATATAGGACTGGTACTCCTGAATACTTTGAAAGACAAAGGAAAATATCAGGTGCAGTTAATACAGTTCAACCAGAAGCCTATATTACTCCAGCTGGATACATTAAAGATGCAGTTAATTTTATTGAAGATTTAGGTAAGGGAGATTATGCTGGAGCTGCTATTGATGCTGCTGGTAGTAGGGCATACTTGTTGAATCCTACAGAAGCTAAAAGTCATATGTTAACTCTAAAGAGATCATTAAAAGACTCTGGTAAAATTACAAACTGGAGTACTCCTGTAGACGAAAAGATGATTTTGGAATATATGAGAAATCCAACATCAAATAAAATGGTTAAGAATCAATATGATTTGTATAGAAATAAAAACGAGTATATTGATAGATTGAACAAACTAATTCCTATGGAAATTTTAATGCCATTAGGTGGTGCTGGATTTGTAGGTCATGAACTAAATAAAGAATAATCAATATGGAAAATTTATACCCAGTATACCCAATTCCATCTTATAAAGATGGAGGTATACATATCAAGAAAAAGAACCGTGGTAAGTTTACGGCAGCAGCTAAAAGAGCAGGGATGGGTGTTCAAGCGTATGCCAAAAAAGTATTAAAAGACCCAAATGCAAGCCCAACTTTAAAGAAGAGGGCAAATTTTGCTAGAAATTTTGGAGGCAGAAAGAAAAAATAACAATTACAATCTAATTATAATTAATTATGGAAAACAATAGTAACGATACACTATTTGGATTTACAGCTATAACTGATATGTTTACTGAACAAGTTGGCAACAACATTCATCAAGATGATGATATTGATGATGAAGAATTAGAGAGACTGAAACAAGAGTCTGCTAAAGCTAGACCTGCTACTCCTGGATCTAAAAATAAAAAGACAGAAGAAATAGAAGAGGAAGAAGAGGAAGAGGAAACTGAAGACATCGAAGAGGAAGAAGTAGAAGAGTCTAAAAAATCTAAAAAAGCTTCTAAGAAAAAGGATAAAGAAGAGATTGAAGAGGAGGAGACTGAAGAAGAGATTGAAGAAGAATCTGAAGAAGATGAGGTTGAATCTAAACAAGTATCTGCTTTATTTGATGCAATCGCTGAAGAATTGGAATGGGACTTTGATGAAGAAGACGAAGAAGAAAAACCAAAGACTGTAGAAGAATTGGTTAAGTATTTTAAAGAAGTAATTGAAGAACAATCTACTCCAGAATATGCAAGCGAAGATGTTGCAAAATTAGATGAATTTGTTCGTAATGGTGGTAAATTAGAAGATTATTTCTCTATTACTCCGGACATTGATGTTGACAATGTTGATATTGAAAATGAAAATGAGCAAAAGATAGTATTGAGAGAGTTACTAGCTAGAAAAGGTTACAGTGACAAACAAATTGCTAAGAAAATCGAAAGATTTGAAGATGCTGGAGTATTAGAAGATGAGGCTAGAGATGCGGTTGAGGAACTTCAAGAGATTGTTGCAAAAGAGAAAGAAGAGCTATTAGAGCAACAAAGAATCAAAAAGGAGGAAATGGTGCAGCGCCAACAAAAGTTTTTTGATGACGTTGTCGGTGAAATAAAGTCCTTGGACAATATACGTGGTATCAAAATACCAGCTAAGGACAAGAAAGAATTATTGGCTTATATATTTAAAGCCGACGCTAGTGGAAAGACCCAGTACCAAAAAGACTATTCCAAGAGCGTAAAGAATTTAATAGAGTCAGCTTATTTTACAATGCGAGGTGACACTTTGTTAGATGCTGCCAAAAAACAGGGTACTAGCTCTGCTATTAAAAATCTGAAAAATAGTCTCAGATCAACAGGCGTTAGTAAAGGTACTAAGAGAATTAATACAAGTTCATCTAACTCTATTTTTAGTCGTGCAGTACAACTACTTTAATTAAAAATAAATTACTAACATTTATATGGATAACGGAATTTTAAATAATTTACAGATCGGTAGAGGTAAATGGTTCTCAGATCTTGTTGATGAGAATATGATTTCAAATGCAATGCTTACTAGACCGTATGAAGTAACTCGTGTTATTTCTTATGTATTCGGTTCTAAAGATGATGGTTATAGCACTTCTTTGGATGCAATTACTGGTGGTCTTGGTAATGTAATGACAATTGACCAAAGAGACTACGAATGGTCTGTAATGATCGATAGCGATAGAGCTGTGACAATTCGCTCTGCAAAATGGCAGGGAACAGAAATCACTGCTGCAAATGCTAGCACAGTTATGGCAGGTTTGGGTAACACACCTATCATGTTGTGGTTAGAGGACAAATGGTTTGGTCCTGGTGCAATTTTGGAATTTGATAATAGAGAGTATCAAGTACGTGTTTCTGGTGCTCCTTATCAAGATGGTAATGAATGGGTTTATACTTGTTTCATTGCAGATGGTCAATCTAACTCTTATATTCCTGGTGAATATTTGTTAGCCGGTCGTCAAGTATCTCGTTTAGCTTCTGCTTACGAAGAGTACAGTGAAGAGGGTGATATCCTGAATTATAATACTCATTTCAAGATGAGAAACTTCTTGTTTACGACTCGCTTGGATTATGATATTACAGGTACAGCTTATTCTACAGTACTTTGGATTGCTTTGAAAGATCCTAAAACTGGTAAGACTTCTTACTTGTGGTCTGATTATCAGGAATGGAAGGCAATGCGTGAGTGGTCTAAGAGATGTGAGAGAATGATGGTTTACTCTAAGTCTAATGTAAATAAAGACGGTTCTACTTCATTGTTAGGTACAAATGGTCGTCCGGTTTACATTCCTGCAGGTTTGTTGCAACAGATTGCTCCGTCTAACAGACGTTACTACACTGAGTTAACTCCGGAATTGTTGGAAGACTTCTTGTTTGATTTGTCTTACAACATCTTAGGTACTAACGAACGTAAGTTTGTTGCTTTAACTGGTGAAATGGGTATGAGAGAATTTGACCGTGTATTGAAACAAAAAGCGGCTACGATGAACTTGATTGATACGAAGTTTATCAGTGGTTCTGGTCAGGCTTTGGTTTTAGGTGGTCAGTTTGTAACATACAAGATGACGAATGGCATTGAGTTGACATTGAAACATTTCCCGTTGTATGATGATACTACTTATAATCGTTTGTTACACCCGGTATCTGGTAAACCGCTGGAATCTTATAGAATGACGTTCTTGGATCTTGGTAGACGTGATGGTCAAGCTAACATCGTTAAGGTTGTTCGTAAGGATCGTGAGATGGTTATCTGGAATACTTCAGGTTCTGTAGCTCCGGGAACTGGTTACTCTAAGAACAAGTCCACAGTAAGATCTAATGCAAAGGACGGGTACTCTGTGCATTTTTTAGGCGAGATGGGGATAATGTTACGTGACCCACGCGCGTGCGGTGAATTGCTGATGGAGGTCGAGGACTAAGAAATGGACACACTTAATTGGAACATTTCTGATATTCTTACATTACATAAATAAATGTAACAAAAAGAATATTTATGAAAAAGAACCAATTATTTGAAATTTACTTAGTAAGCAATACACAAAACAATAAAGTATACATTGGAGCTACTAGCCAAGGTAGTGCAAAGCGTTTCAAACAACACGTTTGGAAATCGGAAAGTGGCTCCAATTATTCTTTTCATAAAGCAATAAGAGAATTTGGTACAGATGTTTTTGAAGTGAAAACATTAGAATACGTAAACACCATTGATGAAGCAAAAGAAAGAGAAAAGTATTGGATCATTCAATACAGATCTACAAATCCTAAGTATGGATATAATGGTGACTGTGGTGGTGATATAATGTTCCACACAGAAGAGGCAAAGGTCAAAATATCAGCAATACACAAAGGTAAAGATATGTCATCGTACTACAGAGCGGTATTGCAATATAGCAAAGAAGGTGACTTTATTCAAGAATATCCCAGTGTAACTCACGCTTGTGAATTTACTAAGATTAGTAGAGCTTCAATGTTAAGAGCTCTTAATAAGACATTAAAAACACAATCTAAAGTAAATCCATATGTATGGTTTTATAAAGATGAATTTGAAACTGTTCCTACTAAAATAGATACTTCTGATATGTATTGTAACAAAGTGTATGAGAGAAAAGTATCAGAAAACTTTTTAAAAGCAGGAGAAAAACAACGTAGTCGTGATAACATGTTTGCCAATACAATAGTAGAACAATTAGATTTACAAGGTAAAAGAATTGCATTATTCTACAGTATAGCTGAAGCAAGCAGACAAACTGGCGTATCGTTAAGAACCATAAAAGAGCATTGTGCTGGAGTATATCTAAATAATAAAAATATCAAGAATTGCACGTGGCGTAAAATTGAAGATGTTGCTAATTTAACAGCAGAAGATCTAAACGTATTACATACTCAGGAAAATGTCGCAATGAGTAAACGTGCAGGTAACAATACCAGAAAAGTTGCTTTATACAATCAAGATAATGAATTAATAAAAATATTTGATACATTGGAAGATGCATCAAAACTTACAAATGTAGATAGATCTACAGTAGGTAAGCAGTTAAAACGATACGGCATTCGAATAATACCTAATGTAGGATATCTGAAATTTTATAAAGAATAAAATACTATGGATATAATATTAAAATTCGCCCGTACAAACCCATGGGCTGGAATAGCTAAGTATAAGAATTGTAAAGATTATATCAGTACTTACTGGACAAGATCTGGTAATAGATATACTGGTTTAACCCCAGAAGATGCTAGACGTTTGGAGAAAGAAATGGGATATGAAGAAGGACATTTATCTCCACAAAGTGGATTCTGGAAAACATATGCAATTGGTTTAGGTGCAAGAGATAAAGTTTTACATACTGAAAGACCTGAAGATGAACTTGCATATTTATTTTTAAAAGGACACAAAAGAGTAGCAAATGGAATCAATAATCTTAAACCTACTCATGACTATGTTCTTGTAAATAAAGAAATTGAAGCTGAAGAAGCTAACAAAAGAAATAAAGCTAAACGTGAGGCATTCTCTGAATTTAATAAGATGTCAATTGAGGAAATGCGCAAATGTTTACGCTTATATGGTCACAAGACTGATAATATCAGTAATGAGCTAGTTGAAAGTAGTTTATTTGATCTCATTGAAAACAATCCTGATAAGTTCTTCTTGATTTGGGTAAACAACAAAGTAAGAGATACTCAATACATTATTGAAGCAGCTATTTCAAAGAATGTAATTCGTAAGTCTAAAAATATCTATTACTATGGTACTGATATCATTGGTAGAAGTTTAGAAGATGCGATTGCTTCATTGAATGATAAAAAGAATCAGGATATCAAAATGACTATACTTCAAGAAATTGAATCTAAGTAAAAGTAAACATGACAGTATTAGAAGCACATATAGCATTTAAGATTGAAGCAGATAAAAATGCCGTTAATATTGGTATATCTGGTTGTCCATCTTTTTTACCTGAGGAAATTGATTATTGGTTATATACAGCATATCTAAGTAAGATAGCTACTAAAGCTACTGGTAATAATACTCTTAGAATACCATTTGAAGGTAATATAAAAAGAGTAGCAGATTTAGAGGGTTTAGTAAAAACTGATAAAGGATTGTCTTTACTAAGTGAACCTATAAGTAATAGGCTCACTATGAATAATTTCAAATCTAGTATTACTTATGGTGATGATACTCAAGATAAGCGTATGTACTTCTTAGAAGGAATTTTACATTTTGGTAGTAATAAAATAGCTACAGTAAAACTTATTAGTCACGAACAAGCTACTAGATTCTTAGAAACTTATAATAATAAACCTTGGATTGAAGAACCTGTAGCAATACTAGAGGATAATAAGTTAATAGTGTTTATAGATAGGGATCTCATGGTAGGTCCCTACACTATAGATATTACTTATCTGGCATATCCAAGAAAGATTAATAATCAAGATATTACGTCTACTCTAGACGAAATTCCAGAGTATATGCAATATGAAGTGGTTAAATTAGCTGCTGACATGGCAATTGAGAATATTGAATCTCCAAGAACTCAAACACATCCACAGTACGTAGCACAATTATCAGAGTAATATGAGTAGTAAGGAAATGCAAATGGAATTCGAAAGACGAATTCAACTTATTAGCCCAGATCTTATTATAGATGAGAAACCTAACTCTGATCTTATATTTTCAATACTAAATGAAGCTCAAGATAGGTATGTAATGATGAACTATGTTGGTGACGACCAAATGGAAACTGAAACCAATATACATACTAGAAATACAGATTCTATTAAGAGTTTATTAGTAGAAAAAGAGTTAACCGCAACAGGTACTACTCTTAATGGTTTCACAAGATACAGATTACCATATGTACCTACTGAAGAATATTTCTTATATGTACATTCTTTTAGTAAAGTAAAAGGTACATATAAACAATACAAAGATTTTGTTAGGGTAGATAATCAATTGGTCAAGTATAGAGATCTTGGTAAGTTTATTAAAACAGCATACAATACTCCTATTATTAGGCAACCTGCTGTTGCATTAGTATCAGATTCTACTACTAAATATAACTATATAGAAGTAGCAGTAGATGCATATACTACATTAGGTAATGTTACATTGACTTACTATAGGAAACCATTAAGATTTAATACTACTGATGGAGCTAGTAAATGTGAACTACCAGAATCAATTCATAGTGAAATTGTAGATTTAGCAGTTAATATGTTTATTACTGAAGGTAAATATAGATTACAAGTAAAACAACCAAATAATCAACAATAATGAAGTATATTGAATTACAAACAGCATTTGAATTAGAAATAGATCAATTAGATGACAATCTAACAAAACCTACTACTTCAGATATTGAGTATTGGTTAATGGCTGGGTTAGATAAATTTATTAAAACTAGATATTCTGGTATTAATTTCAAACAAACTGGATTTGAACAAGATCAAAAAAGAATTGATGATCTTCGTACATTAGTTACTAGAAAATCTTATCAATTTAATACATATCCAGAAGAGTATACAGTTACTCTGCCGGATGATTATATGTTTACTGTAGGAGAAACAGCTGTAATATTTAGTTATGATCATTGCTGGCCTGTGGGTCCAAGTGGTCAACCAAGAACTAAAAATGTAGATGTGTTAGAAGCTACAGTAGAAAATATTGACAGACAAAGACAAAACACTTTGTCAGAATACAGATTACATGGTAGATCAGCTAGACCATTAAGATTGTATGAAGGTAATGCTATTCATTTATATACAGATGGCAATTACAATTTAAGAAATTATATTCTCACATACTTGAGAACTCCCAAAAGGATTAGTCTAACTGATGCACCATTTGATGAGTACACAGACATGCCAGCTGCAACTCATAATGAGATAGTTAAGTTAGCGGTAGAGTTGTATTTGGAAAATAAGGCTAATCCAAGATATCAATCGTATATGAACGAAGTTAGTACAATGGAATGATTATACGAAATAGTTTAGTTTGACGAGGAAATCTGAAACACGAAAGTAGAAGAACTAATCAAAATGTTAAGCTAGACGTCTAATTAAAGTTTAACAAAAATAAAAATAAAAATTATGCTTAATCATGTGAATACGGTACTTATTGGTACTGATGCACCTGCATCTTATACGACAGTAGATGCATTGACAGAAGGTCAGATTGCATTATTTGATCAAAATAGAGCAATTGTAAAAGATGCAGCTGGAGCTAAAGCTGCTAGTTCATTGTACATTGGCGTTTGTGAAGGCAAAGAAGATGTTTATAATGGAAAAGGAACAAAATCAACTAAATCAGTTATTCGTTTTTCAATGCCTATCATGAAGGGTTCTAAACCTAACATGGTATTTAGTGAATATGTAGCTGCAGCTGAGGACAAAATTGTAATTACTGCTACTGATGTTACTCCAGAAGTTGGACATCGTTATGTATTACGTTTAGTATACACTGACATTTATGAAGCACCAGGACAATTTACTCATACTTATGAAGTTATTGCAAAGAGTATAAGTGCAACTGATTTGATCACAGCTTTTAAGAATAAGATCAACAAACACAAAGAAGCTAGAGTAGTAGCAACTAGTGATGCTGCTGTTCTTACATTGAATGCTAAGGAAATGCCGTATAACGAAGGTATTATGTTAGACTCAAATTATTCTCAGGTTTCTGTGGAAGCATTTATGTGTAAAACTATTCCTTCTGGTTTGTTGAGTAATGTAATGTATCCTATTGCTAATTTAACGATTGCTAAGACTCAAGGTACTCCTGGTAAAGGTAATCCGAAGATTGTTCGTGATCGTGAAAATGCAGCTCTTGGTTACAGAGGTATTACACATCGTGCAAATGGTATCTATCCGTACATTGCTCCTGAATTGAAAGCTGATTTAAATGCTACTTACGATACATTGTCTATCGAATGGGATAATAAATATCTTAGTGATGATAATCAATACATCAAAACAACTCCATTAGCTTGTGAATTGTATGTAAATGCTGGTGAACTTAAAGACTCTGCATTTATGACAGCTTTAAAAGCTTTTGTAGAAGTTGCTTAATCAAAAAATATAATTCAAACCAAAAAGGGGATTGGGAGTAATATCCCTTTCCCCTTTTATTTTATATACGATTGATATGGAAATGAATGAATCATTGTATTATGCAGAAATAAAACTGTTAACTACGTATTGCCACAATTGCCTAGATAACAAAATGAAAGATAAAATAATGATGTTTCTGTTTAAGAAAACGCTTTATGATAATGCTACTACTCTAGGATTAACTGAAGATGCTGAGCAATATTACGATGAGATGTTGAGCTTGTTAGATATGACTACGTGTAATTGTAACATTAATACTAAAACTTGTGAAAATGGATACTGTCAATTATGTAAATAAAGTAGGAAAATTAGTAAATGATTCTACTAAATATAATGTGAAATTGGATAGAGTGTCTATTGAAAACTTAGTATTAATCTCTCATTTTGATGAGCTTGTGAAACAAGTAAATGCAGATAAAAAATTAACATCAGAAGAAAAGACAAAAGTTCTAAAGAAGCTTAATAATTATATAAATTGTCTTAAAAAGAAAATTAATTTTTATCCTGAGAAAAATATTAAACCTGACTGTATTTTAACAGAGACAGAGAAACACATAATCCAAGAGTAATATGAATAAAAAGATATCACAATTTGAACTAACAACTAAACTGCAAGAGCAAGACCTCATTACCCTTGTACAAGATGGTAGTAATAAAAATATTACTAGTGGAAGTTTTACTACATCACTATCAGGTACATTTGCTACTAATGAGAGAGTAGATGCTGTAGAAGAAGATGTTGAGATACTAGATACTAAAGTAAATGATAATTATAAAGATCTTAGTAATAAGATAGTAGAAGGAGATACTAGTGTAACTACTAATCTTAATAGTGCTATTACTAGTTACTATGATGTATTGAATAATAAGATCATTACTTTAGATACTAAGCATGACACCGATATGTCAGAGATTGGTGGTACTATGCAAGAGTGGATAGATGATATTGACAATAGATCTACATTACAACAATTACAAGATGCACTTAGTAGACTTACTGTAGCTGAGAATACTATCACTGCTTTAGCAGAAGTAATTGCAAATGGTGGAGGTAGTGGTTCTACTCCAGGCTATCACACCCAAAGTACTGCTACAATATTTCCTTTATCTGGTTATTATAAAGCGAATGATGCATCTCCGTTGGCTACATCTGATACGTTAAATCAAGCATTGTCTAAACTTGAAAATCAAGTAGAAGCAGTAGCTAGCAGTTCTGGTTCTTTACCTGTAATTAAATCAACAGAAACAACACAACCTTCCGATGGTACATTGTATACTTCTTTAAAAACTGAAAAGACCTTTTTAAATAAATATGGGGATACTGCAGAAGGTAGAATAGACTTTAAAAATGGTTTACAGGGTGGAACAATATTTAGATCTGGTTGGGATGGGCAAGGCGCTAGTTTGTATCCTTTTGGAACTAAATGGAATCTAGAGCTTGATAATTTATTTGTAAGAGGTAACATGACAGTTAATGAACTTACAGTAAATGAAATAAAGGCTGTTGGAGGAGATTTGTTGGTTACTTTAGGAGACATGAAATGTACTAAAGTAGAAACACTTGCTGATGGATATAAATGCTATTTTGATACAGAAGATGGAACTAAGTACAATGAATTTGTAGTTAATGATATGGCAATATGCCAACAGTTTGATGGCAAAAATGTTAAAAGATATTGGCGTAAAGTTAATGAAGTTGGAAGAGATTACATTGTATTATCAAAGGATGTATGTGAACCAAATAGCTCAGAGCCAGGAGAAGGAGATACTATACTTCAGTTAGGGCACATGTATGAAGCTGATCCAGATTATAACTTACAAATGGATGAGCGTCGTAATGCGATCTACATTAGTGCTAAAGGTATAAATTCTCCTAGATTGACATTCTACAAAGGTATCGATGAGTTTACTCTAGCAGATGATCCTGTAGCTGGTGTAGTAAGAGAAAGAGTTGTAATTGGTGGAGAACAAACTAAATTTGTAGGTACAATTTATCAAACTTCTAATACAGGAATCGTTAGAGTACCTGTATATAAAGGCCTTTGGGTTTCTGGTAATACTTACTATTATTACGATCAAGTAAGTCATAATGGTAGTTTATGGATTTGTATGAAACCAGATGGTACTACAGCAGAACCAAAAGATGAAGAAGATGATTGGCAGAAACAAGTATCAAAAGGTGAAGCAGGTACTCCAAGTGATGATGTTGCTAAATGGGTAGAAATTACTGGTGACAGACTATTCTTATATGAAACACCTGACGATAGTGGAACACCAACTCCATCTACTATAAGTCTCATGGCAAATGTGCATGGTATGACTAATCCATCTTTTAAATGGACAAGATTAGATACCGGAGTAACTATGGGAACTTATAGTTCATTAGAGGTATTTTACACTTCATTAAATAAGGGTCAAAGGACATTATCATTAAGATGTACAGTAACTAATTCAGATGGTGGTGAGTATTATGATGATGTACAGCTTGCGAAATTATTCAATGGTGCTGAAGGAGCAGATGCTTATTATGTAGACTTAAGTAATGGTACTGCTGTTATTCCTTATGACGAATCTGGTAATCCAAAAATAGTCATAAGTGAAATATATACAGATGTTATGGCATATCATGGTATAAATGCAATAAGTATCAAAAATATGACAATTAAGTCTGTAAAAGGAACCGCTACAGCTCATGTCGATTTAACATCTAATAGAGTATATTTAGATACTTTAAACTCTACTACTGCAGAAATAACCATTGGTGTTACTTTGGAAGATGGGTACAGTATTGATAAAGTATGGTATATAGGTACTACAAAAGATGGTGAAAATGGGTTCAATGGTGAAGATGCTATGTATATGACAATGACTGGCGAACAATATTTTCATTACAAGAGTGGTGAAACTGTACCAAATCCAACTTATATAGATATTTCAACATCTACTACAAATGTTAATGGTGCAACTTATAAGTGGTATTATAGTGAGGCTGGTAAATACAGTTGGAATTTAATTCAGAACGAAGTAGGTCCAACATTACGAGTACAATATAACTCTGCATGGATGAACATTGCTGATGAAGTCACTTTCAAGTGTGTAGTTACAGATTCAGTTGGTAACGAATTTTATGATTTCATAACTATTAACAAAGTAAGAGATGGAGAAAATGTTTATCGTGGTTCGTTACAAAATGAAAACTGTTCTATTGTAACTGATGAGAACGGTAACTTCACCGCTGATGCCGCTAGAGTAGCAACTACAACTAGTAAATTAAGATATGGTAATGAGGAAGTAACCAATTATACATTGCAAGGTTATGGAACCCCTTACTATGGAACAGGTCCATCTTTAAATTATAATAGTAGTACAAAAGAATTAAGCTATCCTACAGATAAACTTTCTGCGTTTACTTCAGATGCTTTAGTATATAAAATAGATTTTTATACAACTGTAAAAGGATCAAATACAAAAGTAGACACAGTAGATTTTGTAATATCCAAGAGTAAACAGGGAATTACTGGTCAAAATGGTAAACAAGAAGTTACTATTTATATCTGTAGTAATAGTACACCTTCTAGGCCAACGTTTGCCACATTACCTACTGCAACAGGTGCATATAATTGGTCACTAGACGCACACTATCTAAGTAACTATACTACCTGGTCAAGTAAAGGTACTTATAATCCAAATACTAATTCTATAGATCTAATACCAAATACATCTTATAGATGGACAGAACCAGTTAAATTCTCCGGTAAAGATGGAGTTAATGGTCAGGATAGTTATTCACCATATGTAGGTAGCGATGGTTATTGGTATTATTATGATGACGCTTCACAGCAATACGTGAAAGGTAGATATGCACAGGGTGCTACTGGAGCTACTGGACCAGCAGGACCAGCAGGACCAGCATTAGTGTTTAGAGGAGATTTTAGTAGTAGTAAAACTTATTACTGGACAGATGATAGAAGGGATGTTGTTAAACACAATGGTCAATACTACATTGTAAAGAGTAAGGGTCATACTAGTAGTATTAGTGGTTTTCAAGTAATGTCTTCTTTTGAAATGGTTGCAACAGGATTATTATTAGCACAAACAGCTAATATAGCAGGTTGGAATTTTGATCCAACTGGCATTATCTATTCAGCGAATAAATGTGTTGTACTAGATCCCGGTAATGATGCAGATGCTAGTGCACAAGTAATAGCTATTGGAGATGAAGATCTATTACAAGATATTACAAACATTGGTAATGTAACTCGTTACAATAAAGGTAAAATAAACATGTACAAAAGTGGCATTATTACTTTAGGTCCATTAGATGGAAATGGTAGAGCCACTGTTGGTATTTCAGGTTATGGAAATAGTAGTGGAGAAGTACGAATATGGGCAGGTAAACCATTTGATGATGGTACTTCACAAGGAAATAGATTTTGGGCTCCTTTTAGAGTCTATCAAGATGGCTCTATGGTAGCAAATAATGCTACTATAACAGGTAATCTTAGTTGTAAAAGCCTTTCTGTAGGTGACGGTTATCTTGGTAATTGGAATGGTCCAGGTACTTTATTTTGTATATATCACGTAGGTCGTACAAAATATAACTTAGTAAATATTGGTGGTAATTCAATTAGTGGTATAACTACTTCTGGAGGAGGTTATGTATTTTCTCATAATTTTGGTACTTCTCAAGTCTCAGCTTTACACATAGGTAGTATGCGAGGTGGGGATTCAGCAGGTTTTGCTGGTAGTGCAGTAATAAATGAAGTTACAAGTACAACTGTTAAAATGACCTTTATTGATACTAAAGGAAATACTCATGCATTAGATTCTAGTGCTGCTGCAGATATTTACTTTTTTAGAATGAAATAATATGAAATACGTATTAGATAAAAACGGAGTAGTAGAGTATACTGAAGAACAATTTGAAGGTATACCAGAATGTGCATTTTCAACAGAATACGCAGATATAGAAAATGGGTTCTCTTTTGTGATGTCTGATGATCATGTAAATTTTTATTTAAACCACCCAGAATATGATTGGAGACATTTATTTACAATGTCTGAATATTCTGAACAAGAATTGTACAATATTAAAACAGCTAAAAATGCAGAAATAGAGAAAAGAAGAGAATCTGAATACTCTAGTATTGCAGATCCTTTTTATATGGGGTATGTGAAAAACACAGCGCTAGGCAATGATGAGAAAGCTACAGAATACTATAATAAGTGGTTAGAAGCGATACAAACAATAAAAGAGGAAAATCCATATATAGTTTAATATGATTAAGAATAATGTATATTATGAATGGTTCGCAAGTATAACCGTACCCAATCCAGATCAGGTTGGGTACTGGGTTGACTTGGGAGCAGATTCAAAAGGTAGAATAATTAAAGTTTACAATCGTGATATAGAAAAATGGGTTGTACTCTTTGATGTAAGCAAAGATGACTATGTACCACCATTTATTGGTTCTAATGGCAACTGGTGGGTAGACAATAGAGATACTGGAGTAAAAGCTACTGCAGAGACTCCATATATAGGTGAGAATGATCATTGGTTTACTTATGATCCTATCAACAAAGTATATGTAGATACAGGTATAGAAGCTCGTGGTCTTAGTGCTTATGATATTGCAGTTAAATTAGGTTTCGAAGGCAGTGAACAAGATTGGATCGATAGCCTAAGTAAAGCATCTGAGGACGCAGCTGTTGCTGCACTAGATGCAGCTAATAAAGCAAATGAAGCTGCAGATAAGGCTAATCAAGCTGTAGTTGAAATTGAAGGTATAGTTGACGATGCTATAGCTGCTACTGATAAAGCTGAAGAGATTGCCAGTAATCCACCAAAGATCGTAGATAATGATTGGTGGATCTATAACTATGAAACTAAACAATATGTTAATACCGGCATAGCTGCTGTTGGTGATGCTTTCACTTATAAGAAGGAATATCCTTCAATAGAAGCAATGGAAGCCGATTGGGGTACTGCTGATGTAAAGTTAGGTGAATATGTACTTATTAATACTAATGATGTAGAAGACCCTGATGATGCTAAAGTTTATTTAAAGACTCAAGAAGGCTGGAAGTTTATTGTTGACTTATCTGGTGTGCAAGGTATTCAAGGTTGGTCAGCATATGAAGTTGCAGTACAACATGGTTTTGTAGGTACTGAAGCAGAGTGGGTTCAATCATTAAAACAACCTGCATTAGATGCAGCAGCAGAAGCCTTAGATGCTAAAGCTCAAGTAGAAGCTACTGAACAAGCTGTTAAGGAAGCAGAAGCATTACGTGTTACTGCAGAACAAGGTAGAGTTAATGCTGAAAATACCAGAGTAAGCAATGAGAATACACGTATCTCCAATGAAGACAGTAGGAAAGCAGAAGAGTCTAAAAGGGTAACTGCTGAGAATGCTCGTATTGCTGCTGAAACTTCTAGAAAAGAAGCAGAGTCTAGTAGGGTTAATGCAGAGTCAGATCGTGTAGAAGCGGAAGGTGCAAGAGCAGCAGCAGAACAATTAAGGACAAATTCTGAAAGTGAACGTAACACTAAGGAAAAAGAACGTATAGCTAATGAAGCAATTAGAGTTGTATCTGAAAGTGAAAGAGTAACTGCTGAGACTTCTAGAAAGGAGGAAGAAGCTAAGCGTGTAGAAGCAGAAACAGCTCGTGATACAGCAGAACAGGAAAGGGAATCAAATGAAGCCACTAGACAGGCAAATGAGGCAATTAGAGAGACTCAAGAGGCTGCAAGGGAAAAGAATACAGCTGACGCTATAACTGCCGTAAATGAGGCTAAAACAGCTGCACAACAGGCTACTACAAATGCTACTACTGCTGCTAACAATGCTAATACTCAAGCAGCAAGAGCCAAAGAATATGCAGACAACCCACCCAAAGTAGGAGAAGATGGTTATTGGTATCTTTGGGATGAAGTCAATGATGTATATGTAAATACAGGTTGGCCATCTTCAGGTATCATCTTGAAAGGTAGACTCAATAGCCCAGATGAGTTAGATAATATAGTAGATCCTCAGCTCAGTGATTCTTATATTGTTGGTACAGACTTATACTTTTGGAATGGTACAGAATGGGTCAATATGGGTAGATTCCAAGGACCTCAAGGAGAACCCGGTAAAGATGCTGAACTTAGTAAAGCAGCTATTGAAGCTGTATTAGTAGGTGAAGTAACTACTCATACTCATGATACTAGGTACTATACTAAGGATCAAACTGATGCTAACATAAAGGTAGTAGCAGATGATCTTGCTAACAATTACTACAATAAATCCCAAGTAGATAGTAAATTTACTTCTGTATATATTTTCAAAGGATCTGTAGATACGATTGAAGATTTACCTACTGAGGGTAATGTCATTGGTGATGTATGGAATGTTCGTAAGAACGATACTAACTATGCATGGACAAGTGAAGGTTGGGATGCATTAGGTGGTACTGCTGAATTATCTTCATTAACTTCTAATGGTTTGATGTCTAAAGAAGACTTTGCAAAGTTACAAGGTATTGAAGCAGGTGCACAAGTTAATAAGATTGAGACTATTACTAAAAGAGTACTTTTGAATGTTGTAGATAAAAATGTAACTATACCAGAAGACATTGCAATTAGTCCAGATGAACCTACCAACAATGAAATCATCTGGATAGATACTGATGAAGATTATGACTTTACATTTGATGGTTATAGTAAAGTAGATGCTGATGCAAGATTTGTTCATCAAGTACAAGGTAAAGATTTATTTACTAATGACTATAGTAATGCTGATAAAAATAAAGTAGATAATCTTAATAGTTATGTAACTAGTGGTAGCTTCACACAAGATGCAAATAATGCTGCTATTACGTTGAATATTAAAGATCCTGTTACAGATAATAATTCCAATCAAGTACTCACTATTAACAAAGCTACCAGTACTACTGCAGGTGTAATGTCTGCTGCTGATAAGACTAAGCTTGATGCTGCATTAACTGCTTCTGATAATATTGCAACTGCTACTAAGTTAGCTACTGCTAGAACTATATGGGGACAAGCATTTGATGGTAGTGCAAACGTTAGAGGTAATATAAGTGACGTGGATAATGTTTACATGAACAATAATAGATCTTTATATATAAAAGATACTAATGGGAAAAATCTTAGTGCACTGTTAATAAATGATCAAAATGGCTTCTATCTGGGTTTTGGTGCTGGCTCTAATGGCTACTTCTCGTGTTTAGACGGAAACATAATTTTATTTAGAACTGCTACTTCTCATACTGAAAGAATGAGGATAACATCTGATGGTAAAGTTGGTATAGGTACAACTGCTCCGGATGCTAATTTACATGTCTCTGGCGATAAATATAATATAAAATTAAACTCTACAACTGGTTCTACAGAAGATTCAACTTTTATATGGGGATCAAGTTCAAATAAAAATACAGCATGGAGAATCGTTGACAATCCTACCAGTGGGTTATGGTTACAGTATGGTGTTTCAGGTGCAGACACCCATAATATGACAATAAGTGGTATGAATGCCACTAATTTAAATGCACTTGAAGTAAAAGCAAAGAATTTAACTGTAAACAGTAATAAAGTATGGCATGCTGGTAATGATGGTAGCGGTAGTGGATTAGATGCTGATTTGTTAGATGGTGTTCAAAATGGAGAAGTTACTGCTAAGTATTTGAATCCTATAACTGAAGCCGGAGATTTAAACAACCTTACTAAAAATGGTATATATTATTACGGTGAATCTAGTACGAATACTCCAAGCACATGGGGAAATTTATTACAATTATCTAATAGACCTAATCCAGTTGCAGGTACGTATGAACATTGGATTACACAATTAGTTTTTGATACAAATGGTAAAGTGTATTACAGAAATGTTATAAATAACACAGATTGGTCTAATTGGAAAGAACTATTAACGCCAGAAGCTATGGAAGACACTCTAGCATATTGGTATGAAAACAACGAAAATGCATCATCTACTACATGTGCAACAGGTGGTAATAGAAATGTAATTGAATCATTAAGAAGTAAGTTTAAGAGATGCATTGCTATGCCTAGTGGTGATGATGCTGCATTAATTAGTTATTGTAATGAAGAGGATAGTTCTAAATGGCCAGATAGTACAAACATTACAATTATGAACAACCATCAAAATAGAATGGTTTATTTTCCAAAATACTATCACAAAACTATAGAGAGAAGCCCTGGCATTTGGAGAACCTATATATCTGAACAGCAAATAGATGGTAATTATATTGAAGAACCTGAAATGTTATTAGGTTCATTTGAAGGAGCAATAAACATAGAAGGTATGTTGATAAGTACAGCTTCACAGACAAGTGCAGCTTCAAAAACAATGGCTGAGTTTGTTACAGCAGCTAAAACACATGGATCTTTATGGGGTATTGGTGATTATAGATCTCATGCTACTATAGCAAGAATGTTTTGTGCTTACTATAAGACTACTAACATTAGTACAAGTAATAGTGCTATTCCTTGTTCAGGAGGTACTAAGAGATATGACTACGGTAAGACTGGTGGGACAATAGCTCTTGGTAATAAAGACGGTAAAGCTGCAGTTGTAGAAGATACAGGATATTACTCAACTAACTTCTTAGGACTTGAAGACTGCTATTACAGTAAGTGGGAGTTTGTACAAGGAATAAACATTTTAAAAGGTAAATACGTTGTATATGACGGAGGTTCATTCCCAGATAAGGATGTAGCAGAGCTTGAAGCAGCAGGTGCTACTAATATCAGAGTTGTAGGATATGAACCTAATCCAGCTGCAACAGAAGCATATTCTGGATGGACTAAAGCCATAGCTCAAGGTAAATATGGTGATGTAGTTCCTACAGCACATGGTGGATCTGAAACTACTTACTATTCTGACTATAGTTGGTTTAATCCAACAGGAAATAGAATCTTTCTACGGTCGGGTCGTTCGGATGATGGTTCTCTGTGCGGGGTCTTCCTGGCTCATGCTAGTCATGCGTCCTCGGCTTCGTGGACGACTATCGGTGCAAGGTTAGCCTTTTACGGTAAGATCGTTGTAGTTGATTCAGATACATTTAAGAAAATGCAGGCATAATTATGATAGAGTTAAGAAAAGTACATGGAGATAATATTCCTGAAGTAATAGAATACTTGGGGATGAATGAATGGGCAGTTAGATGGGATATTGAAGAAATTAATTCTGAAGATATACATGGTTATACTTACTATGAATTAAAGTTTAATGAAGAACCAACTTATGAATCTTTCGTAAGTAAAGTTATTAGAACTAAATATAGTGCAGATGAAGAAGCAGCATTAAAATCTAATATGGTTGAACAATTCATGAATGGGGAAATAATACGCAGTCGCTTTGAAGAATGGCAAGCATTTCAAGAATGTAGAGATAATGCTAAATCTATTGGTAGACAAATATTTAATATCTAATTATGGTAATCAAAGTAAAAAATAATGGGGAGTGGGTCAAAATCCCATACCTAAGTGAAGCTCCATTAGATGGTAAACAATATGCTAGACAAAACGGGGAATGGACAGTAGTCAATATACCAGAAGTAGATTTTACTGAAATAAATAAAAAAATATCTCAAAATACTGCTGCTATTGCTGCTAATACTACAGCTATCCAAAGTAAAGTAGATAAGGTGGATGGATTTGGACTTAGTTCTAATGACTACACCTCTCAGGAGAAAACTAAGTTAGCAGGTTTAAACAATTACACGTTGCCTACAGCTTCAGATACAGTTAAAGGTGGTATTAAAGTTGGTACAGGTTTAACCATGAATGGGGAAGTACTTAGTGCAACTGGTGGTGGTATGGCAGATTCAGTTGAATGGGATAATGTATTAAGTAAACCTAAATTTGCTACAGTTGCTACAAGTGGTGCATATGATGATTTAACTGGCAAACCAAGTCTAGCTAAAGTAGCCACTTCTGGTAGTTATACAGACCTTAGTAATAAACCAACTATACCTACTGTGGATGTAACAAAATCTTATGTAGATACACAATTAGCTACTAAAGCTAATGCGAGTAATGTATATACAAAAGCTGAAGTAGATAGTAAAGTTAGTAGTGTTTATAGAGTAAAAGGATCTGTTGCTAGTTACGCTAACTTACCTACTGTGGATGTAACAATAGGCGATGTTTATAATGTTAATGATACTGGTGCAAACTATGTAGCTACATCTACTACACCAACATGGGATAAACTTAGTGAGACTGTAGATTTATCTGGTTATGCAACTACTGCTGCAATGAACTCAGCATTAGGTAACAAGGTTGATAAGGTATCAGGGAAAGCCCTTAGTACAAATGATTATACTACAGCTGAAAAAAATAAGTTAGCTGGTATTGCAGCTAGTGCAAATAATTACAGTTTGCCTGCAGCTACCTCATCTGTGTTAGGAGGTGTTAAAACTAGTACTGGTATTACTAACTCATCTGGTACAATTAGTGTAACATACGGTACTGCAGCTGGAACTGCTTGTCAAGGAAATGACTCAAGACTAAGTAATTCTCGCCCAGCATCCGATGTTAGTGCTTGGGCTAAAGCTAGTACAAAACCAACTTATGCTTGGACTGAAATTACAAGTAAACCTAGTTGGATTGGATCATCTAAACCTACCTATACTGCATCTGAAGTTGGAGCATTAGCAAGTGGAGGTACTGCAGTAAATGCATCAAAAGTTGCTAATTCGTTTATATTTAAAGTAGCAGGAGGAAGTACAGAAGGTACAAATTTGTATACCTTTAATGGATCTGCAGCTAAAACAATTAATGTAGTAGCTGGTAGTAATGTAACCCTTACTCCTACTTCAGGGCAATTAAGTATATCTGCTAAAGATACTACGTATAGCGTTGCAACTACATCTGCTAATGGTTTAATGAGTTCTGCAATGGTAACTAAATTAAATGGTATAGCTACTAATGCCAATAATTATTCATTACCAACAGCAACCGATTCTGTATTAGGTGGAGTAAAAACCGGGAGTAACATTACAAATTCTTCTGGAACTATTTCTTTAAGTAGTAGTAATGTAACCCGTGCATTGGGTTATACTCCTGTTAAAAATGAGTCTGGTGTAGCAAGTATTAGGGTTATGACTCAGTCTGCATATGATGCATTATCAAGTAAATCAGCAACAACGTTATATATAATTACAGGTTAATATGATAAAGTTAGGAAGTACAGATATAACAAATGTAATGTTGGGAACAACTAAGGTAGACGCAATATTTCTTGGTAATACCAAAGTATACCCAAATCTACCTGTAGTAGAAGGAGTATATGTATATCACGTGGATAAGAAATTTTATACTTTTCCTGAATTTCAAAAATTATCCAATACTGCTATATCACAAGTTCTTGGATTTGCTATTATAGATAATCAGGGTTCGTTTTTACTTCCACCTAAATCAAATCTAACTAATGGTTATAGGTGGTGTCCTGAAAACTTTGATACTTTTGTAGTACCAGATGTTGGAATTGGTGTTGATGATCTTAATGGTAGACAAAATACAGAAGTGTTGTTTAATAACTTTCATAATGTTGCTGGATCGAATGAGTATGCTGCTGGATATGCATATAAGTTTACTCCTGTACCGATTGGCACTAGTTGGTATTTACCATCAATTGGTGAACTTATTATAATCCACAGGTACGTGTCAGAATTGCATGATTGGGTATTTGATACATTTGGCTTTTCTTATTTTCCTTCTTCTGGTGCTAAAGCTTTTTGGTCTTCCACACAAGGAGATGCTACTACAGCTTGGCAATTAAGTATTTTTGCCGGTGAACCCCATACAGAAGTAAAGAGGAAATCCAATGTAGCACTTCCAGTAATTAAATTAGGTTAGCAATAACCGCTATTACTTAGGGTAGTGTCAATTTATAAATAAAGAACTTTTAAACCTTGTTGACGTTTACTAAATAAACTGTCAAAAGATATCAGAACGCTAGCTAATCTTGTATTGGTTAGCGTTTTGTTTTTCAATCATCCTCTTTCAAATTATTGTAATGTTACAAAGACTAAATAATATTAGATTAACGGCTCAAAGTGTAGCTACAGTGAATTACTTTAAAGAATTAGTTAATGGCGGACCGATTAAATTTGTTGCCTGTTTACTGTCTGGTACAATGGGTTGGTTGTCTACATTCTTTGCTCCAATATGGACAGTAATAGTTGTAGTGTGTGTATTTATACTTATAGATGCAATTCTTGGCACCAAAGTATCAATTACTCATGATGGTAAGTTTGAATCTAGAAGATTATGGTCTACTTTAAAGAAATTCGGAAACTGTGCAATGATAATTTCTTGTTGCCATCTTATGGACACAGAAATAGTAAAGTCAATTGACATGCATTTAGTAGAAGCATTTTCTGGTATTGTTTGTGGAGTTGAGTTATGGTCAATGATCGAAAATTTACAAGCAATTGATCCTACTGGACCGTGGAAGATCTTCGGTAAGTTTATACGTAGCAAAGGAGAAAAGTATTTGGATATTACAATAAAAAAAGATGATTTACCAAAGATAAAGAAACTTGTAAAAAAGATAAAATGATATTTTCCAAAGTAAAGATAGCTATTGCTGTTATTTTTAGTTTACTATTGTTTAATAATGTCAGACTTGCTAAGAAAGTAAATGACTTAGATAAACAAGTAGGGATTGCAATGAATAATGCTCAAGTATGGGAAAATATTGCAAATCAAAATAGAAATGAAGCAAGGTTATTGGAATTGACAGTAAATGATTTTAAAAATTCTAACGATAGTCTAATAAAGGTCGCCAGGGATCAACAAAAGAAGCTAAAGATCAAAGATAAGCAACTACGTCAAGTAGCATCCACTGAGACCGTGATTAGAGATACCACAGTAAGAATAATCCCTTCAAAAGAAAAGGATTTCTGTGTAGAGCTAAAACCAAATCAATTGACAACCATCACGGTGGCTAGAAAAGATAGCGTGTTCACACATACTATGGAAATACTAAATCATCAAGATTTATTTGTATACGAAGATAAAGTCTATAGAAGACGTTATAAGAATTGGTTTCAAAGATTAATTCACTTCGATTTTAAAAAAGATAAAATCAGTAAATATCAAATTATAAACTCTAATGATTTAATTCAAGTATTAGATACTAGAGTAATACATATATCAGAATAATTGCAATACATTTCAATTTAGTGTTAATCAATAAATAAATTGAAACTATGCATTTGAACAAATTATTAGAACAAATTAAACGCCATCAATCCCCTACAGAAGCTATAGATAAGTTGGCAACAGCTTTAGAGAAGCATGAAGGTAGCCTGTTGGAGAAAGGCTTCACTATTTTAAAGTCAGAATTGGCTGCAAATATGTATGAAGCTATAAATGGCCCTCATTTTGATGAGGAACATGCTCGCTATGCTGTAGAGGGTATGGAAAATGAGGATGGTACAAAAGGTCCTCACTGGACGGTTGAAGAGACAACGTCCGTTGCCAATCAAATGGGCATAAACTTAAAATCAGAGAAACATAATAAGTGGGACTGGTTTGTTGCTATGAATATGATATATTCAGACTTTTATAAAGCAGTAGTAGCAATGACTGGTAGCGCAAATACCAAATATTTCGCAGAATTAGCTAAAGCTTGGCTTTGTGACAAAGACATTTCAGAAGGCAAGATGTGGCACTACTATGTGTACATTATGTGTGACGACGAAGAAAACGATTATAAAGCATACGAACGTATGCACAGAGATCGTGAAGAAGAATATGGTCGTTATGCAAGACGTTCTGGTAGAATGGAATACGCAAATAAAGAAAACGATTACCGATATCCTTACTCTAAATATTATGACGAGTATGAAAGACCTGGTCGTAATAGATATTATGAACTAGAGTATGAATATGGGGATCGTGAAAAAGAAATGCGTGACCGTGATAAAGAATCCAGAGATAGACGTAATCTACTAATCTGAACTGCGACGTTAAGTCAATTGACAACGCTTTGTGTTCTATCCAGAATGCAATTGGTAAAGTTGGCGGTGAAGTAGGTTTCTCTGCAGAAAGAGTAATTAATGCAGTTAACGCAGGTGACTGCAATGTTATCAAAGCTATTAGTGACTGTTGCTGCACAACTCAACGTTCAATTGATTCAGTTAATTTGAATCTGACTCAGATGAATGCTGATAACAGATTGTCTATCTGTCAGCAAACTAATACTTTGCAGAACGCTATTACTTCAGGTTTCAATACCTTGTCTAGTGAAAATGCTACAAGATTCAACATTCTTGGTGCTAAGATAGATGCTCAGACTCAGATTATCAATGACAAGTTCTGTCAATTAGAGATGAGAGAAATGCAGAATAAGATCGACACGTTACGTGACGAGAAGAACGCATTGCAATCTTCTGCATTGCTACAACAACAGACTTCTAATATCGTTAGTCAAATTAGACCTTGTCCGGTTCCTGCTTACTTAACATGTAATCCTTATGGATGTAATGGTGGGTTAAATGGATACGGTTACGGTTATCCTTACGGATACGGCGATAGCTGTTGCGCTTAATAAGAAAGGAGGCAATTATGTATCCTTTCGTATTTAATCCATTTGGTAGAAACAACACCGTAAATATTTTAGATCTAGTAATACCTAAAGTAAAAACTATAGCACTAGGTGAGTCCACTGAAAATGTAGTATTAGGTATCTGTCCTAAAGTATGGTGTAGATTACCTAAAGAAGGTGTAATTGTTTTAGAGGTACGCCACACGGCAGAAGCATCGGGAGCTAGTCTACCTGTATTTATTTCAGTTTCTGGTTCTGTAAGTACTGCTTCTAATACTCACAATATACCTTTAGTAAATGCTTCAAGTGCACCAATTACTGGTTCACAAGTTAGTGCTGGGAACAGATACATTGCATATTTTAACAAATGTGACAATGTAATACAGTTAATGAGTTATACTCCTGCTGCTCCTACACCAGCTGCTTAATATATTAATCAAGATATATGGGCAGCTATGAGAGTTGCCCATATTCTTTAAACTTATAAAGATATGACATTCTCTCAGTTAACGTCGGGTACCAGAATACACGTACTCGAGATAACAGGTACTTTTAAAAAGAACACAACGTACAGTTTAGGAACGGTAGTCAGTGTATCAAAACCCTATGACGAACCAGTGCCACCGACACAATTTCCGATGCCTATGCAAAATAGACGTAAGCTCGTGGATCTAGTGATTTCGTGTGATGGTGAACAAAGAAAACTGTCAGTATCTGAAGATAAAACAATGATGACCGATTCATCCATCGGTCTTACTATAGCCACAGAAAAATCACAAATTGTTAACATGGTTAGACAGTCTCTTGATGATTGTAGAATTAAGAAAGAGAGCCTGAGTAAGATTGATGAGGAGATGAGGAGATGTGAAGACATCTTAAAAATACTTAATGTAAATTCGGACATAACAACCAATGTGACAAAAGATTTCAAAGAACTTGATGACTTAAAAGCTGAAGTGAAAGAGCTTAAACAACTTTTACAAAACGTATCTGCTGTTCGTCCGGAAGTAATAAAAAATACTCCACCTAATTCTACTGAAGACAAAAAAGTAGAACCGGAAGGAGAAATAAAAAAAGAAATCTAAAACACAAAGGTTGGCTATTTAGTCAACCTTTTTTTATTTTAAACAATATGAGCACATTATACAATAACAAATACGATATCCTAGCTAGTACAATTCAACCCAACCCTGCTTCTGTTAAATATTGGGCAGATTTATCATCTAATGCAAATGGTGGAGATTTGAAATATTTTGACGGTACCAAGTGGGTTTTGGTAAATAACAAAGCTACTGAAGACATTAGTACTTTAAAACAAGATGTGGAAACTCTTAAAGAATCCAAAGTAGACAAAGTGGAAGGTAAGCAATTATCTACTGAAGATTATACAACAGCTGAAAAATCTAAACTTGCAGGTCTATCTAATTACAACGATAATGAAGTAAGAGAATTGATTTCAACTTTAAATCTTAGATTGACTACTCTAGAAGGTGATTATGAAGCTTTGGAAGCAAGAGTTGCTGCATTAGAAACGCCAGCTGCATAAAATGGAATTAAAATTAAATAGAATCTTTCTAGGTAGTTCTGCAACCATTGGAGAATTGTATGTTGATGGGGAACACATAGCAGACACTCTTGAAGATAGAGTGAGACCAGAAGGAGAAAAAGTTTATGGTAAAACTGCAATATCCGAAGGTACTTATGAAGTTAAATTAACTTATTCACCAAGATTCAAGAAAATATTACCAGAAATACTTAACGTACCTAATTTTAGTGGGATTAGAATTCATACTGGTAATAGTTCTAAAGATACAGAAGGGTGTATACTTGTAGGTACTTGGGATGGTGAAAAAGAAGATTGGATAAGTGACTCTAGAATAGCATTTGAAAAACTTATGTCTTTACTTCAGAAAGCTGAGGATAAAAAAGAATCCATAACAATAACAATTAATAATTCGTGGAAATGACATTTAATTCACTAAACGCAATTATAGACGACATTTATAACATCTTAAGAGATAATAATGTATCAGAAAGTGAAAATCTAAGTCGTATACAAGTAGAGCAATGGATTCATCAATACAGAGCATACTTGATCAAACAAGATCTAGATAAAGGCAGAGACATAAATGAATCGTATGTTCAAACAATAGGACCATTACATATTTCTAAAGTACGTAATTGCCCTACAGATGGATACAATTATAAATCTGATGAAGAACTACCAAAGTTTATAGATTTACATTTTGGATCTGGATTGATTTGTGTAAAAGACTTAGATGGTAATTTGATTCAAGTTGGAACTGAAACCAAAGCAAAGTATCAAATTAATAGAAAATATACATGCAATGATTATATTGCATATCTTAAAGGAAATCATTTGTACATAATGGGACCAGAACATCTAGAGTATGTTAGAATAGATGGTATACTAGAGGACCCAACATCAATTGGTGAATGTTTTGATAGGGATGATACACCATATCCTGTTCCTGCAAATATGATACCTACGATTAAAGACATGATCTTTAGTAAGGAATTAAACTTGATGCTGCAAATGCCAAATGATACTACTAACAATAGTACAAATGATGTAAAAGTTCAATAATGGAGACAAAAGCTTATACAGGACACAATTTTTATGATTCATACTTAGAATATGTAGAAGATAATCCACTATATCAAGTTGAATACAGAGTGTTTAGAGATATAATAAATGATTACTTTAAATACCTTAGAGATGAATTAATAGAAAATGGAAAAGAGGTTAAATTACCATGTAGAATGGGGACCATTCAAATAGTAAAACACAAACCCAAAGAGTATACTGGAAAGAGTCTTCGAATTGATTATGCTGAGAGCAAGAAAGCCGGTAAAGTTATTTATCATTTAAATGAACATTCTAACTTCTATAAATATAGAATATATTGGAATAAACAGAATATGATAACACCAAATAAAACCAAATATCAATTGGTGATGACAAGGGATAATAAAAGGCATCTTGCTCAGATTATCAAAAATCATATTAGAGATTATAGAGAATTATGATTACAAAATTAACTTCAATTAAAACGGTAATTGCTAAGATAATTGCTGATCTAGATTTGAAAGAAGACGACATCCGTATATCAGATATACGAAGTTGGTGTGGAGAAGCAATTGAAAAGATTGGCGCTGTTACACAGTTTATTCCAAAAGTATCTGGTCAAGATGGTACTCCAATTACAAAACTGTGTGGACATCAAGCGTCGTTACCATGTGATCTTCATCAATTACATCAAGTTGCATATTCTTTCAATTGTGATGGACCTTGGTTTCCTATGAGGAAAGCTACAGGTTCATTTGCTGTTTGGGGACATGACAAATGTTGTTGCAATTGTGGTTGTTATGATGAACTTGGCCACAAAAAGGAATGCCGTCATAATAATTGCTGTGAACATTGTGACCCAAATATGATTGTACAAGAGGATACAATGGTTAACTTGGTAGTGGATATGATTGGTAACATAGATAAAACAGAGGCTTTAGAATTACTAAATACCAATCAAAATCTACGTACAATTATTTCAAATCTTATAAACGAACGTACACATAACGATGGGTTCAATACAGCAAATCCTAGTGGTGGATTGCAATATAGTATCAAACCTGGGTTTATAATGTGTAATGTTCCGTCAGGTTACTTAAAATTATCATACAGTGCGATACCTACCGATGAAGATGGATACGCTTTAATACCAGATTTAACTTCTTATACTGAGGCTATATACTGGTATGTTACAATGAAACTGAAGTATCCTGAGTATTTGAATGGTAAGTTAAATCGAGAAGTGTACTACGATATTAGAAGATCTTGGAATTTTTATAGAAACCAAGCATATGCTGAGGCATTGATGCCAAATGAAGATGGTATGGAGTCTATTAAAAATAATTGGAATAAAATCGTTCCAGAATTTAGAGATCACAATACTTTTTATTCACATACTGGGGAAAGACAAATAATTTATAACGCAAATGAACGCTACTAGACAAACAAATACATTTGCTGGTGGACTCAATATGGATGTAGATTACTCTGTATTGAAAGACAACCAGTATATATATGCAGAGAACATTCGCATATTAACAAATGAAGGATCTTCTTTTGCAGCAATGCAGAATATAGAAGGGTTCTTAGCGTGCAGACCTTCTTCAAATTTGTCTGGTGAAACTATTATACACGTTACCACAATAAGAGATTGGGCGATTGTCTTTACTAAGATTAATGGTACAAATAACAATAATGTATATAGAATTGATTTTTCTAGATCACAAGAAGAACCAATTGTAACGAAAGTAGTAACCAATAGACCTTTAGATATAACAGTTTCATCTAGTAATGTTGCTGCAATTAGTAGTGTATGTAGATGGGAAGCAAAAGATAATGTAAAAGTATATTGGGTAGATGGACATGCTCAAATCAAAGTAATAAATGTAGACGACAGCCATATAAAAAGTAATGAGAACATTACTTCAGATAATATAGTAATGTTACCAAAGGCTACATTAGCACCATTTGAATTTAATGGATTTGGAACAGGTAGTTTAGAATCTGGAATGATACAGTACTGTTATCAATTGTTCAAAGTAAGAGGTACAGAATCTGCAATATCTCCGCTTACTCCTCTTTATCATTTGAGTGATGGTGATCAAAAGACAAATTATAATGCTGTAAAAGGAAGTTCTAAAGGACAGAATACTGGTAAGTCTATAAAGCTACAAGTAAGAAACAATAGTACTGGATTTGATAGACTTAGAATAATCTCTTTATTCTATAAGGCAAAGAACGAGGTACCTGTAATATCTATAGTAGATGATATAGTTATTGGCACTGGTTCTGTAATAAACTATGAAGATAAAGGTGGTAGCTTAGTATCGGAATTAAGTATTGATGAATTTAATTCATTAGCCAATTACACATTTATACCTGAAGTAATAGAATCTAAAGATAATAGATTGTTTGCTGCTAATCTTACTGAGGAAACATGGGATGTAGAATATGATGCTAGAGCGTTTAGAGCTAATTCTTCTGGCAATGTATTATTGTTATCTAACTCTGGTTCTTCGTTAAGCTTTGCTCTATCAGCATTAACTACTACAGATATACCTAAAGATCATGATTGTATATGCCCATTTAATGTAGATGGTAGTGCATACAAGTATACTACTTCTCCAACAGGAGGATACATACAGGGTGGTAAAGGCAGGAATGTATCATATAGATTTATTACTACAGATTTACTAGAAGATGCATCTACTACATCTAGAGGAATGATAAATGAAGAATTTACATTCAATGCTTCTTCAAGATCACTTACTAGTTTAGGTATTAACTATGAAGGTAACGATAAATCAAATACAATAAGTTTATCATCTGGTAACAAAATACCAAACTATTCTAATGCCGAAATAGAGTCCAAAGTAAAAGGATATATGAGGGATGAGATTTATAGATTTGGTATTGTACTATACAATAAACAAGGTTTAGCATCTCCTGTACATTGGATAGGTGATATAAGGATGCCATCTAATAAAGATTCTGGTTATAAGTTTTTTACTTCCAATGAGGCTAGTGATTATGGATCTAATTTATCAGTTATTACCAAACCACTTGGTATTGAGTTTGAAGTAAAGAATTTACCATCAGATGTAGTAAGATACGAGATAGTTAGATGTGAAAGAACATTGTCTGATAGAACTATATTAGCTCAAGGTGTAGTAAGTTGTATTACAAATTATGACAGAGATTCTAACATCTTAACGCCATTCCCATATCTAGCTTATTCAAATAAGCATGGTTACTATGCAAAGACTCATAACGATGGAGATTTTCAATATACTTTTAACTTATCAGATACACAATCTAACAATTATTTCATGTTTGTGTCTCCAGAGATAGCGATTAACAGAGAAAATGCAGATGCGTTAATTGATAAGTTTCAAACAGTTGAAAAGGTAGGAGTTATGACATCCCCTATTACTGCAGATGGTGACTGGGGTATTACAGATGGTTCTCTAAAAGTATTAGCAAATGCTAAATCTATAAAGTATGACGGTTCTACAATAAGACCAACTAAATCATTAGGAGGTCAACCTAGTAATGGTTATGTTGCTAATGGAGCAATAGTAATAAACAATGATGATTTCTATTCAGCATTACTTGCTAAATACTATGGTTTATATGTTGAAAATGGTGTTCAATCTGCTGCAGTAGAAAGTGCAAAATATGCAGGGCCGAGCAGTCCTTGGTTAACGAATGGTGACCAGCCTTGGTATAATGCTGAAGCAGTAACCATTGGTGATAAAGTATATTATAACTGGGTATGGGATAATATTAGAACCGCAGGAGATGGTGAAGTAGATAAGACTGATGCAAACAATGTTAGAAAATATGGTCCTCATGGAATATGTGCCATATTTAAGAGTGATAACATGGTTGCTAATATACCACTAGCTGTAAGTACTTCTAGTTACAGATATGTCAATGCAGTTGTTTTGTGTAATATAAAGCAAAGCGTAAATGCATATGGCGGTAATTCATACTCTGCTATACAGAATTCTGTATATATTACTACTGGTGCTAGCGCTGAATCTAGTGTTTCCACAGTACTGTGCTATGGTGGCGATACATATCTAAACATATTTGATTATAATAACTGTATGTTTAGTTATAATACAGATGATTATTATAACAATAAAGCCAATAGATTATTCTTAGGTGCTTTTATACCATGTGAATCGAGTGTTAATCTAGCATTAACTCATGCTGATTCATCTATAAATAGAACTTATCAAGCTGGTGATGGATATGCTAATCATTTTGTAGAAGACGATATAATTACTGTTGGTGATTTATATACTCAGAATACTCCATCGTATGCATACAATGATGCTTATTCTGCTCAACCTAATGCAAAGAAGTTTGTATCTAAATCTATTTATAACATAGATAATCTATTAACAGATACTCGTATCATATCTTCAGAGCTTAAAACAAATAATGAAGTTACTGATTCATGGACAAAATTCAAAGTAGCCAATTATCTTGATGTAGATACTAGATTTGGACCAATTAATGATATGAAGTTATTTAAAAACAATTTAGTATTCTGGCAAACAGACGCTTTTGGCACAGTTGCAGTAAATGAACGTTCTATTATAACTGATAATAACCCAGGTGCTCTTACTCTAGGTACTGGTGGTATACTAGACAGATATGACTACTTTACTACAATGAATGGTGAAAGTCCAAACCAGTTGAGAGCAAATACTCAATCGGATAGTACCGTATACTGGTATGATAGTAAACGTAATGAGATATGTGGGTTTAATGGTCAATTACAAACAGTATCTAAATTAAAAGGAGTTCAATCTTATTTGAATAAGAATAAAGACTTGTTTAAAAAAGACCCTATTGCAGTTTATGATAAGAAATATAATGAAGTTCTGTTTACTCTAGGAGATAAAACATTAGCGTTTAATGAACAATTAGGAGTATTTACTTCATTCTATAACTATAATCCAGACTATTACGCAGAATTTAGTGATAAACTATATTTATTTAAATCATTGAAACTGTTTAAATATAATGGTGGTGAACAAGCTGATTTAGATTCTGATAAAGCAAAGGTATCTGAAATAGAATTTGTAGTTAACAAAGATTATCCACAAACCAAAACATTTGATAATGTTGAATATGGTGGTGATTTTACTACAGATACTAATTTTGATTTGATCTTATTTACTACAAAAAGACAGACTAGTGAAACATTAACTAGTGAAGATATTGATTACAGGGAGGATACTTATAAATTTGCAATCCCTCGTAATTCTTTGAAGCTTAATGAAGTAGAACAACTGGCTAACAAATCATACAAAGATAGGATGAAAGGAAAATATCTTATCTGTAATTATAAGTATGATTGTAATGGTGGTAATGAATTTAAAGTACCATATATTAGCACAGCTTATAGATACTCAATGATATAATATGAAAAAGAAAAACAATAAAAAGACTATACCAGCATATGCGTTTGGCATGGATCAGTTGTCAAACTACCTTGGTGGAGCTAATGTATTTGGCTCTGCCATTTCTGGTTTATCAGAAGAAGGTTCAACAGGTGATGTTGCAGGTAGTACTATTGGCAGTGCAGCTTCGTTAGCCGGTGCTGGTCTCACTGTAGGTGGTCCTATTGGTGCTGCTGTTGGTGGTGGATTAGGATTAGTGAGTGGACTTATTGGTTCAATTAAACGCAAGAAACAAATGCAAGCGTTAAGACGCAGAAAAGAAACTCTCAATAAAACTAAAATAGGTATGAATGCCGCAGCTGAAACTGAAGGAGAATATTGGGATGATAATGATCTTGCATATACATTTGAGAATGGTGGAATACTCCCAGACTTAGCTTACTTGGACAACAATGAAGTGGTTAGAGATGATTATGGAAATATTGTTCAAGTTCCAAATACTCAACCAGGCACAGATAATCATCTAGTTGATGCGTCTACTTTGGAATCTGTGTTATCTGACAAAATTAAAAGACCTGGTACAAAGAACACATTTGCTAAGGAAGGACAAATATTATCTAAGATGACGAAACCTAGCAAAGGCAAAGACAAGTTTGCTGAAAATACAAACAGATTAAATAAAATAAATGCTAATAAAGCTTACAATAAATTATTAGCAGAACAAGAAGCAGTTAAAGCTGCTAAAGGAGTTAAACCCAAAGTAAAAGGAATACCTGCATATGCAGATGGTAAAGGTAAAACTGTAGACGAAGTGAGAAGTAAGATGAACACAGATACATACGCTGCATACTCTGATTTATTTGATGAACTTGGTACAGGATTAAATAAATTTGGTGAAGCATTGGGGTATTTTCCAAAACGCATATTTGGTCCTCTTATAAATAACAAGAACATAACTAAAGCTGTAGAATCTGCAAGAAATACAAAGCCTTCTGCCACTTCTATGGATTATACTGGTGACACCAACATTAGTAAAGTATTTAATAGAAGTACATCTATGAATCCTTTATCAATTGGTTCTCCTACTACTGGTGCTTGGTTTTCATATCCAACACAAACAGTAGATGTAATCACATATGCAAACGACGAGCCAATCTATGTTGACACACCTCTTCGACCGATTGAATCTGAACCAACTGTAACAAGCACGTACACAAATGCATCGAATAAACAAGTTACAAAAACTCCTAGTACTACTGGTTCCGTAACCACCAAACAGACAACCAAACCCAACATTACTAAAACTACTACTCAAAGATTATCTGAACCAACAATACCACTAGTAAATACTAGTATGACAATAGATTGGGATGATGTTATTACTCCAGTAAATATACCAGCATCTGCAGATGAAGCTACTAAAAAACGTGCACTCAGTAAGCCAAAAAATGGATATTCACCAGATTGGTTATCATTGGCTCCTACAGTGTATAATGCTTTGCAGTCATTAAGAGGACCAGAAGAAGAACCATTAGTATTAAACCCATATGCTGGTGCAGTTAGAAGTACAATGGCTAGACGTAGAATGAATATTGAACCCGCAAGATTGGCTAACAGTAGATCAAGAGCTATTTCAAACTATAACTTAGCAAACATTAATGCTAACACTGGTTCTAATTTAGCAGCAAGAACTCAAGCTGCTGTTGATGAATATGCTTCTAATGCAAATATGTATGCAACCAAACAAAATGCTGATAATGCTTACTTGGGAGAATACGCAAATACTCTTAATAATTTAGGACAACAATTTGTACAAAGTGAAAATATGTACAATGATCTTAATGCTAGAAATAGAGCTGCTGCTAGAAACTTTGGAGCAACTGCAACTAGTCAACTTGGTAAATGGTCTCAAGTAAATAGACAAATGCAAAATCAATACAATAGGGATCAAATGACACTACCATTCTTAGCTGATTTCTTAAGTCAAGGATTTACTAAAGAACAAGTGGATAATTTATTAACAAGAACTAGAAATAGAGTTTAATATGGTAAATAGATATGATAATCCTGCACAAGCAGAATTCATAAATACATACGTTCCAATTCCATTTGAACAATTGTATACACTTGGGAAGCAGGCAAAAGAAAACGTAGATCAAGCATTAAAAGATTATTCAACAGCTTTGGATAAATGGGCTGAATTTCAATCTCCATCCGCTGCTGACACAAAAGCATACTATGATGAAACTTATGGTAGAGCTTTGCCTGTGGCTGAAGAATTGTCTAAAAACTTAGACATGATAAAAACTGCAGAAGGTAGATCTAAGATATATTCAGCAATAAACAATGTAGACAGAGCTAAATTAAGTATGCTTCGTCAAAGTGCTGAAGGTTTAAGAGAGAGACAAAAAGTAAATCAACGTCTAATGCTAGAAGGTAAATATAATCCCTTGTGGCACGATGTTGATTTTACTGGTTATAACACACTTACTTCAGGTATTTATAATGATGTATCTCCACTAGGTTATCAATCAATAAAAGATCTTACAGATAAATATGTAAATAATCTTAAAGATAGCTATTTGGGTAGATCCAATGGTTTTATTCATACTGGTGTAACTGGGGATCAAATTAAAAAAATATTGGATGAAAATAAAAGTGGTATACTATCTACTCCTGAGGCTCAAATGCATATGCAAGTGTACTTAAAACAGAACCCTGGAGCAACCGCTGAAGATGCTGCAAATGCTTTTATGGAAAGAGCATATATAGATAATCAAGAATACATTAGAAATAATATTACAGTAGACCCATATGCAATGCAAGCTTTGAAAGAACAACAAGCTTTAAGAGTTGCAGCTACACGAAAAGGAAAAAATGGTGAACAACCAACTGATTATCCAGATGCTTATACTAAATTGTATAATGACGCAGTAGTTCAAGAAAAGCGTCAAATGCAAAATAATCCAAATCTAACTAGAACAAGATCATTTATAGAAGGTCAAGCATCTATGATACAGACTTTGACAGACGCTGCTAATGCTCTAGAATTAGGTGCTATTACTCCAGAAGAATACAACACTATGTATAAGGCATACCGAGAATCTGCATCAAAGAACTACAGTAATGAAGCTATGGCAAATGCTTATGCAGAGGATGTTAGGGATATGTTTGCTAAACAATCTGATATATTCCCAGCTGTTGGAGTAAAACAAGAAAAGTTACCACTGTACTATGATACTGCGTCCAGGGTGTTGAACGAACTTACTTATCCTACTTCAGGATTAGTTATGAACCGTTACAATAAAATAAAATCTTCTAAAGAAGTAGAAATTAACAGTAATGATGCTATAACTAATGGATTTACTATTCCAGATACTAATGGGTTAATATTGTCCACAGACTTTGTAAATAAAGTAATGAAGGTTCCTTCTATGAAATACACTGTTCAGGACAATTCAAGACTTAATAGAAACTTTGCAGAAGACCTAAAATCTGGAGTATTCCAAGATGTTATAAAGGTACCTAGAAACAAAATAATGGTAGGTGAATCCAATGGCCAACCACAATTATTTCAAAGGGTTAGTGTTAAGATACCTATTCAGTCTATAAGAAATGCTAACTATGATGTTGACAGTTTTAAAGAAATGGTTAATAAAACTATGGGTTTAACATCTGAAGTTGGTTTAAGTGTTAAGCCAATAAAAGGTGAAAGTGTGGAAGATGCATGGGGTCACTCTGACACCAGAGGTGGTGCAGCTCTTACTGGAGAATACTTTACATTTGATGCAATGGAACCAATTGATCCACATGGTATGACAAGAATGACTTTTGATCAAGAAGTCAATAAAGAACATGGTGGGTCTAAACTACAAAATGATTTATATGATAGTTCATATAACGAATCATATTCTTCTGATATCGAACTTTATCAAACTATGCTTAATCTGTTACAATAATATATGGAAACATCTATATTAGACAAATACAATGCTGGTTTAATTCCCTCTAAAACCAATGCCACTACTGCTGCTATACGGCAAGTAAATGCACAGCATTCCCCTTTAACAAAAATTAAAACAGGGTATGATCGTGAATTGGAACAAACTCCAATTGATGATTATGAAGAAATGTATCTATTGGACAAAGAAAATCCAGAGGAAACTCTTAAAGATAAGAGCTACTTAAAAGATGCATGGACCACTTTTATGAATAGTAGAGATCAAATCAATCTAATGTCGGAAAGAGCTAAACTAGCTAAAGATATAAACCCCGTATTAGATGATATTGATTATGAATTGAATTTTCTTAGTGATAAGCAAAAGCTTAAAAATCTTGAAAATACTATTCCTACTTTGGATGAGAATTCTGAAGAATACAAAAATGCAATATCTGAATACTTTCAACTTCAAAGAACATTAGCAGATAGACAAGAGCAATACGATAGCATCTTGTCTAAATATGGTGAAAAAGAGGGTGATAACATTGATGCGAGAATTGAATATCTAAGTAATTCTAGAAAATCGTGGGAAGAAGAAAGATCTAAAGTAAATGAAGAAATAAATAATATATATTCTAATTTACGAGATAGATCTGAAAATTATACACCGTCTTCTGAATTTAGAATAAAAGAACAAAGAGCTCAAGACAAACCTTGGTATTCCCCAGATTATTTCTTATACGCTGGTCCAGGTTTAACAGGTTCTTCTATGGTAACTGTTAATGGTTATATTGCAGATGCTTTAGCTACTGGAGCTTTATGGTTAGGTAGACACTATGCTACTACTGGAGCATTGAACGCTGTCCCTGGAATTGGTGCTGCATCTAATCTAATTGGGTGGGGTAGTGCAATTGCAGCTACTGCAGCTAGTGTTGCTGGTAATATATACAGTAGACATAGAGAATCTTTAGCTCAAGTATATGGTGCGTATAGATCTAGAATTGAAGATAGTTTAAAGGAACAAGGTATTGACATTAAACAATATGCTGAAATTGGTAGAAACCAGTTAAAACAACAAGACCCCAATATAGATGTTTCTAAGATCTCTGATGATGAGATAATAGATAGAGTTATATCTGGAGAGATAAACATAAATGATGCAACTCTAGCAAATGCCAAAAGATCCTTAAAAGATGGATTAGAAAGAGTTTATGATAACAACATGGCATTATCTGCTATGGATGTTGCTCAATCTGCTTTAGTATTTGCACCTCTTGGCAAAGCTATAGGTAAAATAATAACAGCTCCAATTAAAACTGCTTTAAACCCATTGTTAAAAACAGGTACGAAATTAAGCGAAGCTGCAGCAAGTAAATATAACAAACTTATAGACGCTTATACTGGGTTTAATGCTAGACTTGCATACAATTCCCCAGTAAAAAATGCTAGTCTGCAAGCTGCTAAAGCTTTAGGTAGACTAGGTTTTTCTGCTACTGGAGAAGCGTTTGAAGAAGCCAATCAAGATGTATTTGA